GATGGACTTACACGGAGAAATAATATGTCAAATTACGAAGCAACTAAATACGATTTTGATGGAGCAAACCTTACAGGTATCGAGGGAATTCCTACAGCTACTATTGTGCCGTGGTCTTCTGCTTCAGTGCCAACAGGTTTCTTAGAATGTAATGGTCAAGCAGTTTCAAGATCAACTTACTCTGCATTATTTGCAATTGTAGCTACAACTTATGGAACTGGAGACGGTTCATCTACTTTTAACGTTCCCGATTTACAAGACAATGTAGCAGTTGGAAAATCTCCTGGTAAAGCTTTAGCATCTACTGGTGGAGCAAATACAGTTGCAGTAGCACCTGCAGGAAATATAAGTGGAACCGTTGGTGGTTCAACAGCCAACGCAACTTTATCAACAGGGCAACTTGCTAGTCACAGTCACCCTCAAGGATATACCAACAGTCCTGGCGGTAATTCAGGTGGACCCGGGGGGCTTTATCCAAACGCAACTAATACAGGTAGTGCGGGATCAGGTAGTGGACACTCTCACAACATGAGTGCAAACTTTTCAGGAACTTTTTCTGGAACTACGCAAAACCCGTCTGTACTACAACCTTATTTAACAATTATTTATATTATTAAGACGTAGGAGAAAATATGGCAACAAACTCAGATTGGACAGTAGTATTTGAAGACAAAACAATCATTAAACAAAGTGATAGCAATTCTATTACTTATGAAATAAATGATGATACTTTTTGGAATGATAGTAAGTGGAGTAATGTTTGGGCTATTCAATATAAAGATGACAATCATGACTACAATGATTCTGTAGAATATAGAGACGACACTCCTCACGCTACATGGACAGCATCTAATTTAGGTAATTTTAGAGATCAGTTTGTAAACAAATGGGACGCTGCACACTTATCTAAACTACAAGCTGATTGGGACGCAGACGAAAGAGAAGAGTCTGAAAAAGGTGCTAGACCAACTTCATATTCTTCTTATTAATACACATCACCTCTAGCCATCATCCAAGATGTTAAAATATATTTCTCTCCCGATAATGGAGGATTGCCTCTGTGTAGATATGGAAAATCTGCTGGCCATATAACTATTCTTCCTTTTTTTGGTTTTACTCTTTTTGAAAAATGAAGAAATTCGGTTTCCCCTCCTTCTTCAACATCATTTAAATAAATACTCCAAACAAGGGCTCTGTGATTATATGTTAAACCATGGGTTTTTTCTATATGCCACGTGTGATAACCTTGTCCTGGTAAAGTTTTTTGAATTTTCATTGAAGTATAATGTAATCTTTCTACTTGAAAAGCGGACAAACCACCTGTCATTTTTAAATAATTTTGTAGAGCTATATCAAAATTAAAAATTAATGGTTTAAAATTATCTATCCAAACGTCTATTTCTTTATAACTACCAAAATATTGTTTGTCTTGTTTGCTATCTATGTTTTGATTTTCAAAAAACATTCTATCGAATGTATTATTAAACTTATTTTGTTCTTCGTAAAAATTTATAACTTGATCACAATCTTTTGGCATTATAAAATTATCATAGACACCAATAAAATTTTCAATTTTCATTTTTTTATCTTCCATTATTTATCCTATCGTAAGCATAATTTCTAAAAGGACCATTTTGATTTACATAATGTAAAAAAACTTGAGCTATACCATTTCCTTTATATATACCGGGACGTCCATGCTTTTGTTCACATCCTGAATATAGTAAACCATCACCTTCATTTAATTCAAGTTTTTCTTTTTCTATAATTAAAGGCCAATTGTCGTGTTTTTTTATACAAGCAGTAATAGATATTTCACAAGCAGGTCTATCAGTATGTTTTTTTAAATTTGCACCAAATACATAATATCTCCAATAAGCGTAAGTTGGAAATAATTTTAAATTAGTTTTTGTTTCAATTAAATTTAGTTTGCTATACAAAATAGAATTCATTAAAGGATCATTATACCAAGCAGGGGAAAAAGATTGTGGATCAATTGTAAAATCTTTGTGTGCATCTAATTTGTTGTCACAATATCTTTTAAAAAGATCTAATTCCTTTTTGTCAAAAAAGTCTTTTATAATTTTATATTTTACTGGAGCCATGCTACTATACTATATCTTGTGCCTTTCGTTATTGGCTGAATACTATGAGGGTACATAAAGTTACTTGGAAAAAATACAACTGACCCTTTACCTAATTTTAATTTCATAGTTTCTTTTTCTTTTTGATCAAAGAAAACTAAATCACCTCCTTTGTAATTATCATTTAAATTTATTATAATACTTAAATGTCTAGCTACGGTTGTGAAGTGATCTGTGTGCACTTCATATTTATCATTTGGATTATATTTTAAAAGATCAATTTGATTTATTTTAGTGCTTTTCATCTGTGGAAATTTTGCTTTGTAAAAATAAAAAAGTCTTTCAATTTCATTTTTTATAAAATTCCAGTAAAACATATTGGAAGGGTTATCAAAGTTTAAATGATATCCATTTACATCTCTTATATCTTTTATTACACCGCTTTCTACTGGTAAACTGTGTTTAGCTCTGTGATTAATAAATGGAATTAATTTGTTTATAAACTTTTCATTTACAACATTGTTTAAGTGCATCACTGATTCTAAATAATTCATTTTTTCTATGGTGTATATAAATAATTTATTTTACTATTTTGCAAAGTAAGTATTGCGTCATTAAATGACTCTACTATAGGCCAACCTTTTAGATTAAAAGAGGTGTTTAATAAAATTGGAGTTTTAGTTTTACTATAAAATAATTCTATTAGATCATAGTAATTAGGATTTTGTTCACGTTTTAAAGTTTGAAATCTACAAGTATTATCTGCGTGCACACATGCAGGAACTTCATCAATAGCTTTTTGTTTAGCATCAATTGCAAATGTCATATATGGTGATTCATCTAATGTATGCATATCTAAATAAGCATGTCGATGTTCATATAATATTGTAGCAGCTGTAGGTCGCCACCACTGTCTACCTTTTATTTTATTTATTATTTCTTTTGCTTTTTTATTGCGAGGATCAAATAACATAGAGCGATTACCTAATGCACGTGGTCCCCATTCAGAGTGGTTTTGAAATATAGCAACCACTTGTTGATCTAATATTTTTTCTATTGCTTCTTCTTTAGTTTTTAAAATCTTTTTCATATTGATATGTTGCGTAAGCTGCGCCTACTGCAGTGCCTCCATCGTGAGCAATTGGATCTACAAAAAAATTTAACTCTGGAAATAGTTTAACTAATTTAAAATTATTAGCACAATTTAAATGATATCCTCCAGATAATATAATATTTTTACAGTCACTATATGTTTTTGCTTTTTTAATAAATTCAATTCTCTCTTCTAGGCTTTCTGTTTGTGCTTTATCAGCACATTCAAGAGCATGTTTATCTATATCAGTATCTTTATTTTTATACGCTGCCATACCCATAAGTTGTCCTTCAGAGTGAGCAGGAAAACCAGCTTCTATCATATAATCATAATATTTTACACCACAACAAACAATATTACTTACTCGTACATCTGTATTTTTATTTTTCCAATGTGTTTCTGATGGAACATATTTTGATTTTTTAAAAAAATCAGTTCTTGCATTAGAGTAATGTTGATAAAAACATTTTAAACTATTATTATTTATATGATATACAGACTCCAAAGCTTCAAAACCATATTCAATATATCCATTTAAAAATTCTCCCCCACCATCACACACTAAAATGAGTGCTTCGTTAAAATCACTAAAATAAAAACCACACAAAGCATGTAAAAGATGATGTTCACCAAAATAAAATTTAAATTTTTTGAATTTTATTTGTTTTAAAATATTTTCAATCATATGTTTTTCTATGATCGCATCTCCACGTCTGTCATTAGAAACAAAAGATACTTCATCAAATAAAATATTATTAAATTTTTTTAAAGCTAAATATTGATAACCCTCTTTCTCAAAAGGATGATATGGATGAAAATGTTTTATTTTATTAAACCTGTCTTCTTCGTAATATTCTTTTAAAACACCATCTTTTAGATAAGCAAAAGAACAATTATGTGAGAGATTTACACCTAATATCTTATTCATTTTCTATCTTTCATTCTCTATAAAACTATTATATAACGCACTATATGCTACAAAAATTAAATTTCAAGCCTGGTTTTAATAAACAAGACACAGAATCTGGTGCCGAGGGGCAATGGACAGATGGTGATTTTGTTAGATTTAGATATGGATTACCTGAAAAAATAGGTGGTTGGAATCAACTTACAGCTGCATCTAAAACATTGCCAGGAGCAGCTAGAAAACAACACGCTTTTACTTCTTTTGCAGGTGAAAAATACACAGCTATTGGAACGTCTCAAGGTTTGTTTTTATATTATGGTAATGATTTTTTTGACATTACTCCATTAGATACAGCTATTACAGGATGTACTATAACAACTGTTAATGGCTCAAATACTGTAACTATAAATAAAGGGTCTCACGGTTTAGCTAAAGGAAGATACATAACATTATCTAGTGTAACAGTTACAGGTGCATCTGATTTTACAGCAGCAGAATTAGAAAAAGTTTATGAAATATTAACTGTTCCTGATGTAGACAAATTTACAATACAGGCTTCTAGAAATGAAGGAGGCTCAGGCATGACTGCAGCTGGTGCTGCAACTGTTAATCCTTATGTTGCAGTAGGTCCTACTTTTCAAACTGCAGGTTATGGTTGGGGTACAGACTTATGGGGATCTAGCACATGGGGAACTGAAAGTGCAACTAGTGATGTGATTCTTGACCCAGGAAACTGGAGTCTTGACAACTTTGGAGAAGTATTGGTTGCTACAGTATTTAATGGTAAAACCTTTACATGGAACGCTGGGGCATCAAATGCTAGAACAATAAGAGCATCACAATCAACAAGTAATTTTCAAACAACAAACAATCCAACAGCCACTAGAATATCTATTGTATCAG